NATTTTCACCTCTAATTACCCCACACTTGCGAAGTAATTTATTTGCATAATTTCTTAAGTATGCTTGTTCTTCAAAACCAATAGAATTATTACCTTCTATTTCATCAAACATACATAAATCGATTAACATGTCAGTTAGAACTTTTCTACCTTGAACAGAACTAAAAACTGCCCGATACATTTCTCTTTGTTCTTTTTCAGGCATCAAATTAGAAATTTTCTCTCTTTTAAAAAACATCTTATCCACCCGTAACAGCTATGCTTTGAGTTTCGGCCCGTTCTCGTTCCATTTCTGGATATTCTAAAGAACCGCTGGCAACTGAAGCAAAAGCATTTGATTGATTTGCACTCTCCAAAGCCATTTCACCAGCTACTGCTCTTGCTTTAGTAAATCTTTCTGTATTACTTTTAATTATTTCTGCTTCAACTAAAATCCGAGCATCTTGTTTTGCAGCTTCTCGCTGTTCATCTGCTTCTTGGGCAGCTAAATCTTGGTCAGCCATGTTATCCTTCTCCAATCATTTTTTCCATTATTGAACCTTCTTCAACAGGTTTCTGAATTTTCTGAGCAACTTTGGCCTCTTGTTCAGCTATATCAGCTTCAAATTTTCTTTGCTGCATCTGTGCTCTCTGCTGTCTAATCTCAGTAACCTCTTCATCTTCTCTCATTACTCTTGCTGGCATACCATGTGTAGTAAACATTTCTCTTGCTAACTCAACATCATCTAATATGTCCACAAACCCAGGAAACATTTGAATATACGGGCCAGCAACTTCCAAACTTTGTCTTATTCCCCTTGCTTTAAATAACCTTTTCTGAGCCTCTGCAAGCGGCCCAACATATTCAACATTAACATTAAAAAACCCACCAGTTTTGGCTAATAAAATACCAGGTACAGGTGGCAACTTTCCTTGCTCATACATTAGATGTAATATTCTATCATGTATTTTATTTAATGATATTGACAATTGACTTAATTGAGAACTCATTAAAGCCACCTTTTCCCCTGACTTCTCAATTATTTCAGTCGCTGTCATTGTTCCTTCCGCCCTTGCCAACATTAAGAAAAATTCAACATTAAAATGTCTTTCAATAGCTTTTTGTAATCTTTCAATATAATCTTCTGTTACAGGATAGTTTATCCCAGTTTGTATGGGTGCAATTACTCTTCCAACATCCCTGTAGTAATTCTGACCCCAAGGCGTCATATCAACATTATCTTTCATTTCAAAAGGAACATTAAGTGGGGGTTCTGCTGAAAGCTGAGCTATTTGCATTTGAGTTTTACTGGCACTATTTAATCTTTTTACTTCAGATATAGCATCGCCAAGTAAACCTCTACCATAATCTTCACCCGAATATTTTTTTGCTCTCCAAATTATAGGATTTAAAACCCTAAAACCACCACGCCTTAACAATATTTTTTGGTCTACTTCAATATAATAAGAGGCATAATTCTTGAAATTTTTGATTTTTCTGGCTTCTGAATCATACTCAGTAACAATATAATCATCAACTGGATAAATAGCTTGTATAAATTCAAATTTCTGATTAAGCCTGTTAGTTTCATAAGCTTGTTGGATATTATCAGACAAGTTTTCCTTTCCAAATTCCTGAACTGCCTTACGAGCATTTAATTCAAATTTTCTATGAATTATATCTATTTCACCTAAATGATTTTCTGTAAACCAGACCTGTCTTGGATGTCTAACCAAAAAGGTTATGGCTTTTTTAGAAACAACTTCATCAATAAACATATTAGCATTACCAACTGAAGCACCATCTAACAGAAATTCTCTTATGCCATCATAAAAGTTGGAACTCCCCAATTCCCAATAAACTGCCTCTCTTAAATTTTGCAACCAAATACGAACATCTTTTTGTTTATTTAATTCAGCAAATTGATAACCACCAATTCTATAATTAAACCACTCCAAAGCACGGGATACATGATAACCCTGAATACCATCTACGTATAAATTTAAAGCAGAGGATGGTGTTCCATCATAAATTTGTGTTCCTTGCCTTTTCCCTTCTTGCTGTTGGTTTTTAAAATCTGGCCTACGACTACATCCAAAATAGGCAATATCATCCCAAATATCCTCATAGTTTTCTCTAACATCTTCCAACTGATGTTGACGTTTTAGAATCTCCTCTATTAATTTTATATCTTTAATTTTTGTCATTTCTTTTTTAAAGCACCTTTCCTTTTTTTACGAAGGGATGAATAACAAACAGCCAAACGCTGTTTCCTGTCAGGGTATTCTTTTTGCATCACATCAGATGAAACACATCTGCTTATAAACATTTTACTTGGTTCCCCAGTTCTTGGAGTTGGTATTGGCATATCAACCTCCTAACAAAGTAGCTTTTCGTGTATAGGGTTGAACTCCAGCCAACTGGGGTTCAGTTAAAATGGTTCCTCTACGACCCCTTGCTCTTTTCATAATTTGTTCCCAGCCAGCTTCCTGGGCTTCAATTTCCTCAATTGATATTGTAGGAGTTGATATATCTGCTCCTATTTCAGGAAGTTTGGGTTTCTTGGAAGCATCCACAAACATACCAGCAGCCCCACCAACACTTGCTCCTATAGCTGTTGATGTTAATATTTGGCCAAGTGTTGCCTCAACACCCAAAGCTCCACCAGCAATTGCTCCTATCCCTCCTCCAACAACCAATCCTATCAATGGTGGCATAATCCTCGTCCTTCCATCCTTTCTTCATCAAACCATACAATTTTTTTATTAGGCAACAAACTTCTTCCTGATAATATATTTTTTAGGTTTTTATGTTTACTACCAAAAGGCAAACAAATCATTATAAAATTTAAAACATCAGGCCATTCCTGATAGACTGCAAATCCTCTTATAAAGCCCCTATTATTCCTAAAAACACAAGTGCTGTTTTTATAAGTTTCAAAAATTGTTTGAATTAAATCTACAGGCATTTTATCAAACTTGGGATAATGTTTTTGTGCAAATTCAATTATATCTTGTAAATAATTATTGTTTAGTTTTACCCAATTCATTATTTTGTCTCATAATTGAGCACATCATAACTTTTACTTTTCTTTAAAACAGATGGAATAATTGGTCTATTTGCCAACAACACCGAACTTGATTTTATCAAACCTTGTCTATAAGCAGTTGCTAACATTCTAAAGGCATCTGCTCCATTGGAAAATTCATCATGTCTTGGTTTGGTAGAATAAGCTCTTGTTTTTTCATTATAATTTTTACGATAATTTTCTAAACAATCAATCCCTCTACTACACTTTCTCTCATCAAACCAACATTGTCTGAGAATACTACGAGCTAATTCAATTCCCTCATAAACAGAAGGTGGTTTTGGCATTATTTGAAAATCTAAACCAAGACCAAAAGCAACATCATAAGTTGAACCCCCAATGGCTAAGTTTCTTGCAATTACATCATGTGGAGCAAAGTGTTGACTATAAACATAGGGTTTTTCTTTAACTGTTTTTACATAATGAGAAATTGGCTCTCCAACATTCTCATAGTAATCAATTACATGAATTTCTTTACTAACAAATTGAACAAACCAAATTGCAGTAGCATCTGAAATACCTAAATCCCAAAAAGTAAATACTGGTGTAGCTTGGTCATAAGGAACAGTTTTAACTCTTCCATCAGTTAGTGCTTCTGTCATATACTGAGAATAATAAGAACCTTCTACACCTAAATCAAAACTACAATAATACTCCTGTTGAATCATATCTTCAGTCATTCCTTCTTTTCTATCTTCTTCTATATCTTCAGGAGTAATTACTTTTGAATCATCTATAGTTAATTGTTGACAAAACCATTTTTCATTAGATTTTGCCATTTTATATAAATCATAAGCAGCATTTTTGCCTCTGGGAGTAAAATTAAATACAGCCCAACCCCCATTTTCCCTTAAAATTGGTCTAATATAATCCCAACCTCTTGGATTCTGTTTAGAAAATTCTGAAAAAACAGCACCAATGGGATTAGGCCCAACAACTTCTAATCTATCCGTCCCAACAACCTGAAAGATAGAACCATTCTTTAATTTTATTCTCATTTCCTGGTTATTGGGATAGCCTAAAATAGCATCTTTGGGAAAATGCTCTAAAAAAGGAAAACCATCTCTATCCATTCCATCCCAAAGTGCTTTACGCCCAAGAGTCA